GCCCCGCAAGCTTTCCGCTGGATTACGCATATGGACTCGTAAGTATCTGGACGGTGCAGCCTCCGTCCGGGACTTTGAGCGGTGGCGCAAGGCTAAGCCTAATGAGGCCCTGCCGTGGGCCTGGAAGGTCACATATGGTGATGGACAGCAGGGATCCACCGTCACGGTCAACCGTGTTAATACCTTGATCCAGATACTCACAGGACAACAGTTGTCATCACCGTCCGGTCAATACAATCAATTACCGCAAGCTATTGTGAGTCAAGCAATTGACACACAAGCTGTTGTGGTTGCCGACAATCCCGAAAACCCGTAGGGTACCATCCGTACATTGGGAGTCTCAAGCCTGCCTCTCATGCCTTCGATAAATTTTTACAAATATTCAAATTGACTAAGGGCAACTTTGTGACTGTGCTTATAAGGGTGGTATAGGAATTTACAGGGTGGTCATATGGCAGATTCTACATTGCGTAGAATGTCGTGATGAATTAATAAATAATAGAGAGGTCTTGAAACTAATATTCTACAGTGTGTAGAATGGATTAAGTTCCTCAACATGGGAGATATTATCTCTGAAGCGAGCGGGTTTGTATGATCTTTTCGACAAGTACCGCCTCCCATGATTATAAGCAACCGGCTTATTATCGGTTCGGGGTATTCCCTGCCTTTCTTCGCTCCTGATATATTCAGGATCACCCTGCGGTCTGGTATCACTTAGGATAGAGAGGGTGGATATTGGCATGATGGATATGACAATATCAGATATTTTGAAATTGTCAATCAAGATATAGTCTTGACAAATCAATATTAATATATTATAGTATGAAGTATGAAGAATTTATTTATTAAGGGTATACCTGATGATGTATTTAAGAGGATGAAGATAGCGGCCTTGCAGCAGGATATGAAGATGAAGGAGTTTATCGTTGCTGTGATAGAGGCGTACTTGAGTTATCAGGAGCAGGAGAAGAAACAATGAAGATACCTGATTGTGATCCTTATGATTTTGGCATGTGGCATTTCATATTGAGATTGCCTGTCATGATTTTATTTACTTTATTCCATGTGGGGCTTTTATATATCACTCGGAGTGATGCACTGACCCCTTCTTTATGGAAAATATTGCTTCCAATATGGATATTAAATATGATTGCTATAATAATTATGCCAGGAGTAGACCCATGATGTTTTTAATTTCAGCGGGTTTTGCGGCAGTTTTATTCTCGATGGGCAGTTATATTTTAGGAATTGCCTTTGCCGGGCTTGCAGTCTGGCTTTTATTTATTGAGATATTGGAGGAATAATAACATGAAAATAATTGCCTATGTAAGGGTGAGTACAGACAAGCAGGCCGAGGAGGGCATGAGCCTTGCTGCACAAAGTGACCAGATAAAAAAGTATGCCGCCCTCTACGATTTAGATATTATAGATACCGTAATTGACGATGGATATAGCGCAAGTAACCTTGATAGGCCCGGTTTGAAGCGTGCCTTTGGAATGTTGGATGCCGGCATAGCTCAGGGTGTGATCATCACAAAGTTAGACAGGCTTACCCGAAGCGTATTTGATTTAGGCTATCTCTTAAAGAACTACATGGACAGATACAGGTTCATGTCAGTCTATGACAAGTTTGATACGGATACTGCTTCAGGGAGGATGATGCTGTCTATCCTTACTACTGTCAGCCAGTGGGAGAGGGAGGTTATCTCAGAGCGGACAAAAGCCGTCCTGCAATATAAAAAAGCTAATGGCGAGCGGACAGGCAATATTCCTTTTGGTATGAGACTCAGGCCTGGAGAAGTAGTCAGGCTGGAAGATGATCCTGTGGAACAAGAAATTAGAAACATAATTAAAGACAATAGAGCAGAGTCAACCCTTGCCGAAATAGCACGTATTCTTGCTATTGCTGGTTATTGTACCCGAAATAATAAACCCTTCACGATCTCTCAGATTTCCAAAATCGCCCGCATGTAATTTGACAACTTCCTGATTTAATGTATCTTATCGGTTAATATGTCAAACGATATATCTACCGATCTTATCATCATTTCTGAAACGATAAACAATCCTGAAAAAAATCCCTATTTAATCAAGTCCTGGGATGCAGAGGATTTATCTAAAAAGCTCTCTGTCCTTACCGATGATATAGCGGAGATATGGATTCAGTGTATTACCCACCTACAGACCTATGCCTGGCGTATTCATTCCAAAGACTGCACAAACAGGGAATGTTTCGGCGGCTGCGGTCACGATGTGGCAAAATTATTCTTTCATCCCAAACAGGCAGAATTCATCTCATGGAATGGCGATGAAGCCTGGGTCATTACCGGGAACCGCTGGGGTAAAACCGATGCCAATGTATTTCGTGCCATATGTCAAGCCAATGGTTATAATCCTCTCACAAATGAATTATATCAACTTCCCCAAGATGTCTGGATTGTAGGGTTAGATTTCCCTATGGTTAGAGATATTTTAGTGCCTAAATTTAAGATGCAGATGCCGGAAGTTGGTGTTAAATGGAGCGAGGATATATCCTCCTGGGATTTTAATAAAACAGATTTAATTGCCAAACTATTTAATGGCTCCGAAGTGGGATTTAAATCAGCAGACTCAGGTATAGAGAAATTTAGAGGCGCTGGTAAAGACTATATTGGTTTTGATGAGGAACCACCTAAAGACGTATTCTCAGAAGCATGTATCAGGGTAAAAGCCGGTCGTAACCTCCTTATTCGGGGTTCAATGACTCCCGATCCATTCAAAGGTTTAACCTGGACATATAAGGAAATATTAAAGAACGAGACACGTCAGGCAGACCCTATGAGCCTTAAAATCTGGACAGGCGCTACAACAGAAAATCCAGGCTTATCTGAGAAAATAATTAAGCGCTTAAAATCCAATATGGAAGAATGGGAGCAGCAAGTCCGTATATTCGGCAATTACGCTATGGGTTTAGGCCGATGCGCATTCAGCGAATCAGGGTTAGCCATACAAAGAGAGATGATAAGGGAACCATTAACAATAAGGAACATATCCGAGTTGGCTAAATTAACAATATACGAGGAACCTAAAGAAGGTTTTGGTTATTCCATCGGAGTAGATACCGCAGAAGGTTTAGAGCATGGCGATAATTCCGCGGTATGTGTTATTAAGCGGGATATTAAACCTTCACTTGCCGCAATTTTAGTCGGCAAAATAGACCCGGATACTTTAGGGGATCATGTAATATTACTGGCTGAGGAATATATGGAGGCATGGCTTGTCATAGAAACAAACAATCATGGTTTCGCTGTGATCTCTAAGGCAAGGGATCATGATTATGCCAATATGTATGCAGAAAAGAAATTCGATAAATGGGGGCAGAAAGAATCTAAAAAATGGGGCTGGAATACTAATGCTTTAACCCGGCCTATACTCGTTGATGGTATAGCTGTTGCCATAAGAGATAACACAATTACCGTTAATGATAGTTATGTTATAGACGAATTAACTACTTTTATCGTAAACGAAAAGGGTCGGGCAGAGGCGCAGTCAGGCTGCAAGGATGATCGTGTCATGGCTTTAGGACTTGCATTGCAGGGGCATATCAGGTGTCCTCAATATGAGAAACCTGTCAAAGCTCAACATGATCCCATCCCGATAAATGAATTTGCATACATGGGGGTATAATGGCAGAAACAGGTGAATTACCAAAAGACAGGTTAGAGCGATTCAGATTCTTTTTCCATCAGGCAAAAAAAACCTCTGAACCATGGCGTACAGATGCTAAGGAAGATTATTCCTTTACTGAAGGTTATGGCCAGTGGTTCCAGAAAGAAAAAAATGATTTAAACATACAGAACCGGCCCGCCCTCGTGATGAATGCTATCCTTCCTGTAGTAAATTTAATCTCAGGACAGGAACGAGCATCAAGATTGGGTATAACATACAAGCCCCGTGGTTTCGATGACGATAGGGCCTCACAAATTGCTAATCAAACTTACAGGTTCGCTGCCGATAATTCCAATCTGATATATGAAGTATCCGATGCCTTTCAGGATATGACAATCTGTGGCAGAGGATTTTTGTATACAACAATAGATTATAATCAGCATGATGAGCCTTTAGGGGAGATTTCAGTTCAACGTATTCATCCTCTATCTATATTCTGGGATGAAAACGCTGCCAGATACGATA